GGGCCATAAATATGGTTTAAAAAGATAATCCTGACGTGTTCAAAGCTAAATAAGAAAGAGGTTAGAGACAATGGAAGTAAAGGAAATAAAGGAAATAAAGGAAATGCAAAGCCAAGTAACTGAATACTTTAAAGACTTAGCGAAATATCCTAAGGTGGATACATATCATGTAGATTATGAAGATAGAATTACAGGCATGATGAAATGTGTAGCAGTCCATGCTTTTGTTAATGGACAGTATAAGGCTGAAGGTGCGACATGGACTCCTTGCGATACGTTAGAAGAAGCCATTGAAAAGACAGCGCTTAAAATAAAAGAGATAACAGACAATTACAAGCATATTTGGATAAGAATAATGCCAGAAGTAGAGTATTTTGAAGGTTATGGGTATAGTGTTCGATTTAGAATAGCCTACACTAACGATAATATAAAAGAGATTAAGGCAGAGCCAGAAGAAACATATGAGGATTATATGGCCAAGTGGAATAAAAACGCTATGGCAAATCCAATACAATTTAATAACTGTAAAAAGGGGGAATAGACTTGTTACAACTAGATTTAATCAACCTCTATCTGTTAATCGCCACAATAGGCATAGGCTATATGCTATTATCCATGTGGTTCTTTGGCAGAGATAAGAAGGACAAGCAGATACACGAGCTTAGGCAGTTTGTGTTTCAGCAGGAGCAAAAGCAGCTTATGGATAGGCGAGGATACTAAGCCAAAAGAAGGAATCTAGTACAAGAGATTGACCGGTTGAAGGAAGAAGTAGTAAAGGCAAAGACCATGAGTGATGCGGACAAGCTATATATGAGTACAGGCAGCAAATACTTGACAACAAAACCTATTATACTGAAAGACTAGGGGGGTGGAGTAATTGGGATATACAATCTACGAACGCGACGAGCAGAATAAAAGCAGCGAATATGCAAGAGCCAGGGAAGCACTCATGTATAAATCACAGATTAGGCGTGCCGACTACTACACAAAGAAATATACTCAGTTAAAAGCTGAATATGAGGATATGAAGGAACGCTTAAAGTGGGAAGAGATAGAGAAGGCATATCAAGGCGAAATGGATGCAGCAATCGACGACACAGAGAGCATGCTAGACTACGGCTTCGTCAATGTGGTGCTTCCGGCGATAGAGGGGCAAAGAGCGGCAAAGACAAGCACAAAGGTGTGGAGTCATTGCAAAGGCAAAGGCATAAGTGACCTTAATCTTGCAAAGACAGCGAACATTTTATCAAACACAATAGTCAATGAGAATAAGACTCGAGACAAGGTGAAGAAGAACGGCAGGAGATATTTGAAGTTTGGAAACTGCGTATTCGGCTGTGCATGGGATAGCGAAGCTTTTAACCGCTTCGGTATGGCAGAGTTTAGGACTCCAGCACCAGACAAGGTGTTTATAGACGGCAAGATAAAGGACTTCATAGAATTGCAAAAGGCTGAATTCATTATTGAGGAAATAGGCAATCTGTCTA